AGCTGAGACGCTCCGATGCCGGAGTATCCGTATCGGTCGCCTTGAACCTGAGTTCCGATATTTTTGTTTCAGCCTTTGCCCGTTCCAGGGCGAAGTCACGGCTCTTGGCCTCCCACTGGTTCAGCTGCCTGGTCAAATCAACGCGGGCTTTTGTTTTTCCAACGGCATCGGTCATCCAGTTGGTCAATTTTGGCCCCGCGTCTTCAATGCCTGTCACAAATTGAGTCGATGCGTTCTTTATATCGGTAAGGCCTGATTTCCATTCCCCCTGGAAGATCTTCATGATTCCCCTGGCGGCATCACCGATGGCATCGAGCCGGTTGATCACCTGGCCTTTCATGAATTCAACCAGGTCGCCAAGGGCTTCCTTTGGTTTCGTGAAAGCCTTGAAAAGCCATTCACCCACCTTCTCAACAGGGTCAAGCAGGCTTTCAAGCACCTGCTTGAAGATGGCGCTGGTACGAGCCAGTGCGTTCTCTCCCTCCTCGGAACTCTTGAACCAGGTGGTCAGGGCCTTGAGGGCTACCACGATGGCAGCGATCACCGCCCCGATTGGAGTGGCAATAAACCGCAAGGCAGCCTTTGTCATCATCTCCATCTCGGAAGCCGCGGCCCCAACCGGACCTGGAAGACCCTTTATGGAATCCATGAAACTGCGGTTCTGACCTTCGGCCCGTTTGATGGAATTCTCCAGTCCTCCGATCTGCTCTGTAAGGATCCTGCCAAATTCAGAATTTCTTCCCTCTTCGCTCAGTTCAGCGTAGATGGCTTTCAGCGCCCTGAGTTTCTCCTGCATCCCGGCTATGGAATCGGACGATTTATCAAAGCTCTCTCCGAAGGCTTCGCCGAACTTAGCAACCTGGTCCTGGAGAGCCTTGCTCTCACCGGCCACCGTCTGTGACACCCTGCGAAGCTGGGCGTCCACGTCACCACGGAGTACAAATTCTATATCAACTGGTCCTACTGACATTATGTAAAAAAATCAATGAGGTCTTTTTCGCTTTCAATTGGTCCCCCGTGCCTGACCTTTTTGGAGGTCACAAAGCGCGGGGCGTCAGCCAACATCATTTGCAAATTCACCCAGCTGATGCCATCGAGGATATATCCGACTGTCCACCCTGTCGCGCTGGCTATGCTCCAGATGTGGCCCCAAGGGCTATTCAGGCCGACGGTTCGCCCTGTTGACTCCCTCGAAGATCCTGGCTCAGATTTTTCGGAGCTGTTACCCTCATTGTGCCGATCAATCTGATAGAGGTCGTAAAATCCTGCACCCCCGAGAAGGCCACGGTCACCAGGGTGATCTCCCCAAGCTTGCGGGCCGTAAGGTTATTGATAAGCCACCATTCAAGGATTCTCTGGAACATGGCGCTCCTTATGCGGCCATTGAGCATGAGCGTAGCCACAATCTTCACCACTGCAGGGGTATGGTCAACGACAGCCTTATGGGCGGTTTCCACGTCACCCGTGAGCTTCTCAAGCTGAAAACCCGAGCGCAGCGCTATGGAGGAGACCTTCAGCAGCGTGCGCAGTGTAGGCTGGTGAATGATTACTCCTATGGTCTTGCGGAAGGGAAGAAAAAAAGGGGCAGGTAATTTCACCCTTACCCCTTTTTCGAGTATTGTTTCCGCTACTTGCGCTTCAATGCTCATGTTTCCGGTCAGGATTCAGGGGATTCATCAAGCTGCTCGATGACAATGGGCGCGGTGTTGGCTTTCTCAGGGGTGAGGATCTTGGCCTCGATATCAATCAGGGCGACGCCTTTCTTGCGGAACTGCATATTCAGCTTTGCCACGATCTTGGCCCTGGGGATCTGGATACGGACGTCCTTCTTGCTGAGGATCTCTATCGACTTCTCAATGGGATCCATGATGGTGGGAGAATGCCAGGCTCCATTACTGGAGGTGCCACCCAGAACCTTTACCATCTCATCGGGATCGAAATTCATGATCGACCACTTGACGCTTTTTGACGCCTTGCTCTCGATCACTTCCTCCGGATCATCATTCTCCTCGGAGAAGATCTCAGTGATCTCGGGATCGCCCTGGACCAGTTCAGCCGTATCCTGGTAGGTTACACCAAGCGCAGCAAGGGAGGACCCCATGCCGCCATCTTCGGCCGGATCGCCGATCTTGATGTATTTTAATCCGATACTTCTTATTTCAGACATATGCTTTGATTATTTGAGATTTTTAACTAAGGGCGCCGCCCCGGAAGCGGACGCCCTATCTTGCATCACTGGTTTTTTACTATTGAGAAGCATCCTGAACGATAGCGAGCAGACCGGCCACATCACTGCGCATAGGACGGCCACCTGCGCGCACCAGGAAGGAATAGATGTCTCCATAGTAGGTGGGGCTGGAAAGGTCCTCGAACATGTTGACCTCACCAAGGGCGCGGCATACGGAGTTTTCATGCCAGCAGAGTACGGCGCCGTGGTCGGTAGTGGCACCGGCAGCGGTCCAGGCTTTTGCAGCCAGGGAAGTATCATACCGTCCCGCCTTGCTGCGCAGCATGACATTGAAGCCCATGAGCTTCCCGACGATGCCGCGGGCCACATCGGCCTGGGCATGGAAGGCAGTGGCATCCTTGTCGGTCAGGCTGGTCAAAAGCTGGCTGTACATGACGGCATCGACCAGAGCATAACGGCCTTCCTGGGGAACATCCGCTTTATTGAATTCCCCCATCGCGGTCAAAAAGTCAGTCACGACCAAAGCTTTCCGGTTGTTGGTAGCGCTCGGCACATGGGCCAATACGGCGGAACCGGTAGTGCGGATGCACTTGGCTGCAGCAGGAGACCATTTGGTAATGAAGTCGTCACCCACCACACTGATCAGGTTGGCACGATCCACCCTGAGCACACTGTCACGTTTACTGTAGCTAAGTTCAACCGTTTCTGCGTTGGGGATCCGGATAGGGTCGGTAGTGAATTCATCCAGATCAAAGCTTAAATCAGTATCGACACGCGCGCTGACCGTGGCAGGAAACTCGCTGCGGTTCTTCACGACAGAAGACGCAGTACCCGCATTGGGTATTCTGACGGTCTTCCCCTGGTTGACGAACTCGTCGGCATTGAATGCCTTGCTCAAAAACGAGTTGTCAGCGAAGAGTCCTTCGACTATAGTAGCCATCCAGATCTCTTTCTGGATCGCCATAGAGAGCACGCCCTGAGGCTGAGGGAGGAAGGAGAGCCCTACCAGGACCCCCGACACGGCATAGGGGTTCAACCCCACGGCCACATTGGCCACTGCTCCGCCCATCAGGGCGAAGGTGAGCACGAAAAGAACGGAAAGGAATTTTTTCATATTACTCTTGAAAATTTTGGTTAGGAGATGGGGGTTGAAAGTAGGTCAATCGAGTACCTCGAAACAGGGAGCCCGATGGGCAGGAAGACGAGTCCGTCGAATACGAAGCTGAAATATTCCGAGTTGGTGATTCCCACCACCACGGTCAGCTCCTCAGCGAAACCGTCTCCGAAAGTCACCTGCTGGGTGGTCTTGCCATCAGCCAGGTCGATCTTCACGTGGAGCTTGGATCCGGCGGTTACTGCCTCGTCAATATCGAGGTCAATCGTTACGTCTCCGGCGAGCGCTTCGGGCTGGAGGAAGGTTTCAGCAGCCTTTATTTCCACGTCGAGTGTGGCTGCATAATCGGGAGCGAGCACCTGTGAGCAGGGGAAGAGAACCTCCTGGTCACCGATATCTTCATGCGGGGTAACGAAATTGAATTCGTTATACGTCCCATCTGCTTTACGCTTGATCCAGGTCATGAAGTCAAGATTTTGCAGTTTTCTTTCCGAAGCGGAGCTCGAACTTTTCGGCATAGACATCCGGGTATTTGGATTTGAGCAGAGTCAGTTTCCCTGACTTGTCAAGGTCGTCCCAGTCTCTTCCGGCCAGGTCGGCCAGTTCGGCATTGGCGGTTTGGGTCTGCGCCTCGATCATGGCGGTAACGCACTTGCGAACGGGGATGGCTTCCAGTGTAGCCTTGGCGGCATCGAAATCAGAGTCGAAAAGTTTCAGGAAGTTTTCCCTGGCTTTTGCGTCAATTTGGCCGGCGGCGATAGCAGCGTCGACCAGAGCAACGGCCTGTGCAGTCTTTGCATCCTTGGCCGCCTGGTTGAATTCATCAATGCGGGAAGCCAGAGCGACATTTTCCGAGCGGACCCGGTCGTTATCGCCAAGAACAGCCTGCACAGCGGCGGTTACTTCGGCCTCTGTGGCCGTGTCCGCCAGTTTCAAAATAACTGCGAGTTGTTTCATATCTGCGTGCGGTAATGGTGTCGTAGTTGACAGGTCGAAGAGTTTCATCACCTCCTCGTTTTCCACCAGGTCACCGGTGGTGCGGTCATAAAAGGCCAGGGCGTTGTGGTTGGCCGGGATCGTGACGATCGACGCCTCACGCGCGATCCATTTTTTTATGGTGACCTGGCGCTTCCCTGTAACCTGGTCATATGACTCCAGGGAATCCTCGGGATTTGGGACCCAGGCACCAATCGAGGCGGCGCGAATGAAATCGCGCTCCACCTTGTCTGCCACCTGGCGGGCCACCGGGTCGTTGTCGTCAAAAACAGGATCGGCGAGAATCTTCGTTCCATCCACCCTGATGTTCTCCCAGCGGCCGATCGGCATGGACCAGTCGTTGTGGTTAAGTAGCAGTACTGGGTTTTTGCGGAATTCCGTCAGATCACCTCCTGAGACGAGCATCCGGAATCCCCGAGTATTCCATGATTCGTCGTGAAGAACGAAACTTTTCATAGGCAACTTTTTTATGTTTTTTGCACTTTCAACGGGTCTAAGTAATATGTTCATCAACTCGCAATCAACTTTATCTGCAACGGTTGCAACTTTTACTGCAACGGTTGCAGACTTTTTTGTCATAATATTCCGCTGCATCTACCTTCGTTCTGAAAAAAAACCTTTATGAGCATGACCAGGAAAGACCGGGAAAAACTCAAGGAGCTGGCAAAGCTTCTTTTCGTGCATGAAACCCTGTCTCAAAAAGAAGTAAGCGCCCGCATCGGAGTTTCCGAGCAGACGATAAGCAAATGGTCTAACCAGGACAACTGGGACCAGTTCCGCGTTTCCATCACGATCACAAAGGAGGAGCAGCTCCGTAACCTGTACCGGCAGCTCGCAGAGATCAACAAGACCATAGCCGAGCGCGACGGTCAGAAATTCGCCACACCTGGGGAGGCTGACTCCATCGCCAAGCTGGCCACTGCAATCGAGAAGATGGAGACGGACGTAGGCATTTCGGATATTGTATCGGTAACCAAGAAGTTCCTCACCTGGCTTCGCAAGACCGACCTGGTGCGTGCCCAGGAGCTCACCCCGATGTTCGATGGTTTCATCAAGGATAACATGAGATGAAAAAACTCAAGCCCGACGACAAGTATGCTATTCGCGATTGGGATGAATTCCGAAAAGCGCTGCTGCAGTCCACAACTGTAGATGATACTGAGACGCACAGTGAACGCCAGAAGCGCATCATAAGGCTTGAGAAAGACCATGAAGCCTGGTTCGCCTACTATTTTCCAAACTACTACACCTCCAAACCTGCGAAGTTCCATACCAGGGCAACCCGGCGGCTCATGGAAAATAAGCGGTGGTACGAGGTCAGGGCGTGGAGTCGCGAGCTGGCCAAGTCGGTACGCTCCATGATGGAGACGTTGAAATTATCACTTACCGGGGAAATCCGGAACATACTGGTGATCTCCAATTCCTGGGATAATGCGTGCCGTCTTCTTATGCCGCTTATGATCAACATGGAAAGCAACCGGCGCATCATCAACGATTACGGCGTTCAAATGAAGCCAGGGAGCTGGGAGATCGGGGAATTCACTACCATGGGAGGCGTATCCTTCAGGGCGCTGGGGGCAGGGCAGAGCCCACGGGGCACCCGCAATGAAGCCCACCGGCCCGACTTTATCCTGGTCGATGACATAGACACCGACGAAGAGACCCGCAATCCTGACCGTATTCAGAAGAAATGGGAGTGGATTGAGCAGGCCCTTATTCCGACAGTCAGCGTTTCAGGTAACTATCGCATCCTCTTCAACGGGAATGTCATCGCACGCGACTGCTGCATCACCAGGGCGAAGGAAAAGGCAGATCATGTCGATGTGATCAACATCAGGGGTAAAGACGGGAAGTCATCCTGGCCCGAAAAGAACAGCGAGGCCGACATTGACAAGATCCTTTCGATCATATCAACGGCCAGTGCAGAAAAGGAGTATTTCAACAACCCGGTTTCCGTGGGCGATGTCTTTAAAGAAATGACCTGGGGAAAAGTACCATCCCTATCATCCTTCCGGTTTCTGGTCAACTATGGGGACCCGGCCCCCAGTAACTCAAAAAATGGAAAGGGAAGCTTTAAGGCAGCCTTCCTGGTAGGATGTCACCAGGGCACTTTCTATGTCATTACCGGCTACCTCGACCATGTCACCAACGACGAGTTTACCAACTGGTTCTATTACACCCGCGATTATGTGGGTGAGAAGACCCAGCTCTATAACTACATCGAGAACAACACCTTACAGGATCCATTCTACCAGCAGGTGTTCATACCTCTTTTCACAAAAAAGGCAAAAGAGAAGGGATTCCTTGGCATCCTGCCTGACGAGCGGTCGAAACCCGACAAGTTCAGTCGTATTGAAGGCAACCTGGAGCCATTGAATCGTACCGGCCGGCTTATACTGAATGAGGCTGAGAAGGGGAACCCGCACATGAAACGCCTCGAAGAGCAGTTTCTCCTGTTGAACCCGC